GAGCCACATCATAAAACAGGCCCGGTTTAGTCCAGCTGGGCACCTCTGCGAAACGCATTTCAACAGCCGCTCCGGTATCTGGATCCGTCCAGCTAAAGCGTAGCACGCCTGATTGTGTGGTGATCAAATAAAACTGGGTGAATATTGCCAGCTTAGCACGATCCATTTTAAGTGTTCCGCTGAACTTGGATGGCGCGGAGGTTGTGCGCCGTCTTATCTTGCCAGGCCCCACATCCATCTGTGACTCTATGCGGTTGTCTGGTGCGCTGCGCGCGTACCCTGCAATCAGCAACTCTTGTGGCAATGTCAGCGGCCAAACTGGTATAGCCATCCTATCTCCTGATTAACTGCTCTTGTGCCCCGAAGTTTTGACGCATACTCTTATTGCTTGCTGAGCCGCGGCTTGCCTGCTTGCGCGCCACCATCTCGTCAATATACACATCTATCTCCTTGCCTTGCGTCCCTTGTCTTTGTTCGACTTGCCCGCCTTTACCGGGTGATTCTATCACGTTTACCGTTATGTTTCCGCCGCCACCCGACCCGCCGCTGGCGCCTGATGCACCGCCACCTCCACCGCCCATAGCAACCGGCGTGACTGATCCGCTCTGTGATTGTGGCATGAGCAAAAATTGCTTTTGCCCGGCATTAAGCAGCTCAGGAGTGTTGTTTTCGTTTACCTCGTAGATTCCGCCAGCCGAGACAGGACCACCGCGAGCGCGCCCGCTGGGTTTAAATCCTGGTATCGGTATCGGTATCGGTGATGATTTGCCTCCTCCAAAACTAAATCCACCGAAGCCGTCCGCAAGATCGCTGAACGCTTTTGTCAAAGGGCGGATCACCTTTTCCATGGCGGCCATGGCTATCATCTCTTTTATCACAGTCGAGGCCAAGTCTTTTATAGATGATTTGCCGGATACCGCGAACTCAGCAAACGCATCAGCGCTACGTCGGCCCCAGTTATTGACTGCGTCCTGCAGGCGGTCGAATTGCTCTGTCGTTTTGTCACCAAGCCCCACCATCTCATCATTTGCCAGCTTCAGCGCCTTACTGTACTTGTCAAAGCTCAGGCCCTGCTCGAGCAATGCATCAAGCTCTTGCAGTCTAGCGTAAAATTTTTCTTGCGGTGTCATAACGCTGATCAATACCTGCTCTATGTCTGATAATGCTTTTTCCCTCGCCTTGACTGCTTCAGCGGCTTCTTTCTCTGCTTCCTTGCCAGCGGTGATTTGCTGTATGTATGTACCGGCTGCGTCACTAACGCCAAGCATGGCAGCTCGCTCCACGAGCAGCTCCTCGCTTGTTTTGCCAATGGCATTGGCCTGCTCTTTCAGCGCATTGATAAATCTTTGCGCGTCTGAGATTGAGTCTTTTACAACCTTTGCGCGCTTCTCCGCACCTTTATCTTCTGGTATGGTGGGCAGATCAAATTTTGCTTTGGGAGCATTGCCAGCATTAAATGCATCTTGCTCAGCCTGTCCGATCTTGATCAGCTCCGCGTTGAGCACCTGCATCTTGGACCTGGTGGAATCAATATCAGACTCTAGCCTAGCAACGATGGTGGCCTTTTCGGATTTTGATGTAAAAAACTCAGATCTATTATTTACATCAACAATCTTTTTGCGCAGAGAATCAATCTGTTGCGAACTCTTAGTGATCTCGTCCTGCAGCTCTGTGAGTCTGCCGCCAGTGATGGAATCCTTTAGCACCTTCCACACGCCACCGAACAGACCTGCTTGCTTGACCGCATCCGATAACCTGGACGCCAGATTAGCAACTTGCCCGGCATACTCGCCAGTTAAGGCGATCAAGCCAGTGCTAAATGTGCGCTTGATCGTATCTAATGAGTCGTTAAATAGCTCAGCGGCCTCAGCGGACTCCTGCGTTACCGGGTTTAATCGTTTGCCCTCCTCGATATACTCCCGCATTGCGTCTTCGGTCAAGGTAAAAACACTTGCTAGCTTGCCCATGCGAGCGCCAAGCAAGTCAATGGTTGCTACTGATCTATCTGCTTCAGATAACTTGCTCAACGCGCCAGAAAGTTTTATAAACTGCTCTTCAGGGCTGAGTGTTTTTAACTCTTTAAAATCTAAGTTGAGTCGCTTGAGCTTATCGCTGGCGGACGTAGACCCGTTTGCGGCATCATCTATTATGGCCGAAAACAGTTGCAGCGTTTTCGCGTTTTTTTTCACGTTCGTCCCTGATTGCTCAAAGACAAGTTGCAGCCCTGCCATAGACTCAATGGTGATACCTGCAGCGCGCGCAAGCTTGATAAGATCATCCTGGGCTTGCAATATGCCCATAGCCTTAGCACCCAGAGACAGCAATCCAATGGATCCAGCGACAGCAGAGACGCCGGCCGCGAGCGTGTTCATCGTGCCAGTAAGACCGGCCACACGTTCGCGCACTGCATTAAACGCTCTAGCAGTTCGATCGTTTGCAACTATATCAATCGTAGTCTTAGCCATTTGTCCGCACCTTAAAGGCTCTGATTGTTAGTAGATTGGCGATCAAAACCTCAGGATCATTTGCCCCGATATAAGCCGCCACAGTATCAAGCGCATGCCAGTCTATCGACCCGTTCATGAGGTTCCATGCCTCCACCGCCATAGCAAAATCGGGATCTGGTGGCAGTAAGTTGCTGCCAGCTGGGAGCATGGCAGCGTACTGACTGTATTCTAACCTTTCATCGATTTTTTTTTACTTTCCGCGATCTGCACCATCCGATCCATAGAGTACTTACTAACCTGCTCTGCAATGGCGGCCCACCACTCAGGATTATCCCCTATAGCGAGATCAAACAGCTCTTGGTCAAATGGCACCGGCTCAGTGCCACCATCACCACAGAGCATGTTAGACGTGATCCCGCTCCAACCAAATACCTGTTGGCGACACAGGTCTGTATCAGTCATCCCCTGGTGGTACTTGACCGCGCCCTCAACCGTCAGCCGATGCGCGTAGAACTCCACGCCAGCATCAAGCTTGACGGTTATCTTCCGGGATTCCCGGATCTTATCTGCGATATTCATACTATGACGCAAACCACTGTGGCGCACGTTTCAATGTCAGCGACAGGTTACCAGTAGCAACTGAGCCAGCTGTGCCATCCATGCCAGCGCCACCGGATACCTCCGCGTTAATAATGGCTACGTTCCCTGGCCTGGTCGTGATCTTAAAGGCCCTAGTTTTTCCTTCTGATCTCGCTTTCCTGGCTTCAACCATATGTGCAGACATCGGAGACGCAAACAGCGGTATCTCTGCGCTGAAGGCATCTTGCAGCCCTGCAAGCTCTACGCGCTCCAGCGCGCTGATAGGCGTAGCATCCTCTTTGCTCAATGGAGGATCCGGCATATTAAAGCCTGACGCATTGTCAAAAGCCAAGAAAGCCGTAACCTTGGATGCCGTGCCCCCTGAAACCCACGAAGAGAAGTTAGTGGAATCCAGGCCTTCGGCGGTAAACGTAGATCCCGTTGCAGTCTTTACCCGCACAGCGTATCCGTTAATCTGCACCATCCCACCGACCCCGTCAATAACGATAATGTCTCCGGTAGTGAATGAATTGGCGCAGGTAATCACAGCTTCAGCCGCTTTGCTGATGCCAGTAATGTTAATAGGCGCAGCCAGAGCAGACTGCATCTCGATTTTTGTATCAATTAATACAAATGCCATTTGGCACCTCCTAAATTATCTTGTCATCGGGCTGAGATACGCCCGGAATCGTTATTGTATAACTCATCGAGCAAACACCAACAGGAACCTCCCCAGCTCCAATAATATCAATATCAGTCCTGCCTAAAATCGCTGCAACTGGGAATCCTGACAAAGCCTTTTCCGCCATCATAGAATAAAAATCTAACTGGGCAGCCGTCTCATCACTAGACGCCACACGGATATCAACGATCAATGTCACTGTATAAGTGCTGGACTTATCAAGCCATGGCTCCCGGCTCTCAGATGGCGTGGATATAATGATGCCTGGCAGCTCACGCTGTGACAACGAGTCAACCCGGCTGTCGTATACCCATATGCCTAGAGTCTCAAGCCTTCTGCCCGCCTCCTTGCGTATCTGCGTCCTTATGTGCATAACAGCCTCAGCTCTATACGAGTAAAACCAATCTCATCGGGCTGCAAGCTTACAATCTCGTACATCCTGCGCCCGTCCTCCTGCTCCTCCACCAAGTCGCGCTTGCATACATCCACGACAAGTCCGGACTTGCAGGTAAAGACCGGGTTAGCGGACTCCACCAGGTCAGACTCCATATAAAAGTTATCAAAGATGCCGGGAACGGGGGAATCATTGATCAGCATGATCTTGTTACTCAGCTGTTCCATAACAAGCTCATTCCCGGCAATCTCCAATTCTCTAAACATCAGGTGCCAGCTGGTACGGTAGCTCCGAGCTTAATGACGACAGTGGCATCAGCTGATGCAGCGCCGACAACGCACACGCCCACGTTAACTTTGGCGGTAGCCGTCTTGTCTACATTTTTAGTTCCGACATTCCAGAAAACACGATCTCCAACATTGATCGTCAACGTTAAGACCTTGGCGATGCGGACCACTCCCTCAGTCAAAAATTCTCCTTCCGTTCCGCTTGCCACATCATTGGTCGCAACTCCGAACAAGTTACCGGCGATGAATCCAACACCGCTAGCGACATCTACTCCCGGGGTCATTGTGATGGTTTTCCCTGGCTGAATATAATTTAACATTGTTTACGCTCCTACGTTTTTGTACATACCACGGTAATCAATAGCTTTCGCCCCGAAGTCAAGTCTGGCCTTAAGCTCAACGCCATCCACGTCAAACCCAACTCTAGACTCTAGATACACACCAGAATTGCCAGATAGGTAGGCATACTCTACTGTATCTATCATGCTGGAGTCCGCGATTAGATACCACGACTTGTCATTAGCAATGTCAAGGCGCGGCTCAACAACCACTCTTAGCCCGCCAAATTGGTTTTGGTCAGACTGCGTGGCGGCCACATAGTTGTTGCTAACCATGTTGTTTGCTACGGTCTCTAAGGCCGCGGGCACGAGCAAGATTGCGGGGCTGAGATTAAGCACGGTACCCTGTGGAGCGGTCTGCTTACGCATCATCGCGCGGGCGACCCCAAGGCTAGTTTGACTAATAACTGTCCCCGTGCTTGTCAGGTTTTTGTGGTCGGCGTGGAAAATACCCTTGCCGTCCGCCATAAGCGCATTGCTGGTTATGATGTCATATACAGCATCACTCTCAGACTGCGCTCCGGACGTGGAAAAAATTTGAGGGATACGTGTAAACGCCTGCAGATCATCATTGATAATAGCTTGCCTGGTGACTGCTAAAATCTTACCTACGGTCACCAAGCGATAGGATTCTGCGCCGTCTGTTAATGTGCCGCGCTTGAATTCTCCTCCCTCGTTAACCTTCTCAAGTTTTGGCCCATCAGACAACTGCGCGCGAGTAACTTCGCGGAAATCATTGATCGATTCTTGTCTGGCCCAGCTCGTAAAAGTCCTTGGAGCCGCCTCATATCCTCTGCGCAGGAATTTGTTAGCAATATTAGACAAGATATTTACAAAATCAGACGTGCCCATCATAGACCGCGATCCGTTAAATGCCGCGCCTGCTAGCTGTAACTTGTCCATCCCCCGTGTGTTAACGCCTTCGGACTCAAGGATCGACCTGGCTATCTCTGTCAGCGAGTACCCCATATAACTACGCGCCCCATCATCCAGCTTAAAACTGCTGGATGCTCTATGCAGCAGCGCATTCTCGATCAACATGTTGCGCGTTTCTGTTTCATCGCGCAGAGTTTCGATTGGATCGTGTGGTTTCTTCGGTGGCTTGCTTTGCTTTTCAGCAATGCGCTCAATCGCAATTGCGCGAGCAGCATCGATGGATAGCCCATCCTCTATAGACTTATCGCAAAACTCTTGCCCAAGGTCAAGCGTGCGGCTGAGAGTGATTATATCGTTAATGCGTTTGCGCTCTGCGCCGGTGGCTTCCGCGTGCAGTGCTTTGGTGTCTACTGGATCTTGCGCTGGTGCTGCTCTGTTTTCAATTGTTCCGCCGTCATGTTCTGCAGCGGCTGCTTCTGGTTTTTTCGTAGTCATAGTTACCTCATCTAAATTTAAATTTCTTCCAATCCCGACTGTTGCATCCGCTGGCACGTCGGCCAGTGTTACCTCAAGCGGTTCCCACTTTGTAACCCTGTAAGTTGGCGGCCCGTCTGGCGACTCCTTAATCAACGTGCGCTCAAGTATTCGATATCCAACTGAAACATTTGGCAGGATGCCATCTTTGATATCGGTCAGTATCCCCGACACATCATCTCTACGTGACATCTTTACATCAACCACGCCTCGTCCGTTCTCAATGCGTGCTCCAGTGGTGACTCCTACCGAGTTAATGCGGCTCACATCAATACTGTGGTTGAGCAGCACAGGCGCCCCGCTGTTTAATCTTGACAGGTCAACCTCGGCATCTCCATGTCCTAAAACCTCTATCCACCGCTCATCGGTCCAGAAATCATAACGGACAACAGGAGCCTCCGACGAAAACGAAAACGAGAAAGTCATGTTCTCCCCTTCTGCTCGCGCCGACTCATCCGCACGCACCAGGCTGGCCGACCTGGTCATTAGGTTATCCTTCATGCCATCATTCGTCTTTTTTGTCATCTTCTTTTTCCTCGTCTGCTTTGTCTGCTTCTTCGTCCTGCGCGTCATCTTCTGGCTGTGCTTCTGCGGGCGTTGGCGCTGGCGCTTGCCCCGGGTATGGTATACCTGCGGCTTTAAACCTCTCCACGTCCGCCATAAGTTCTGCGAACACGGCATCAGGATCTTCGCCACGGGTCCTCACAGCCTTAGACCAAGACTTAAGGCCTGATGCGATTTCAACCTGCTCGAAGTCTCCATCTTTCTTGGGGTCGTCCATTTCAATTTTTGGCGTTGTCCACGATACCTGGATATCGGCCTTGACGATTGGCGTCATGCTCTTGATCCATGCGGCCACGACTCGCTCGAGGAAACAAGGTATAAAACATAACCACTGATACTGCTCGGCGGTACGACGGAACTCAGACATCCCCTTGCGGATCGAAGAATAATTTACCTTTGCAAGGTCACCGGTCATCATCTCATAGGTGACGCCATACCCTGCGGCTATATCGTGCTTTTTGCGGGCCACGAACTCACCGTCATTGCTGGCGGTAGGGTTGTTAAATTTTACGTCCTGCCCATCGCGCAGATATTTTACCATCCCTGGTGCCATCTCCTCATTACCCGCTCCATCGTCCTTGCCAAGCTTTATTTCGTCGTCGTCCGGCTGATCGGTGGTAACAAACGCAACGATATTGGACTCTGCTATCTTGCGATCGAGCGTCGCGCCGTCATAGTCCCCAAGATCTCGCGCATCCATCATGGAGGCGGCAGTATGTGGCATTCTTCTGGTCTGGCCGGGCATTGTCTTTTCAAAAAAATGGATAATCTCTTCGGCCGGAACGCGGATTGATTTGCGTGAG